ATCAGCCAAGGCAACACCAAGCAACCCGCCGATCACAACAACATCGCCTGAGCTAATCGCGGAACCCGCAGTGAATGGCATAACATTGCCATCTTGAACGTAATTAGTAGCCATTATTTAAGCCCTCTTGTTTAAAGTTTAAAGATGTGTGGAGCGGGTTATTACGCCCGCTCAAATACTGTGTTATGCGCCTGCGTTTTTAGCCATCGTGCGATAATCCAAGGCTTTGACACCTGCATCAATTCGCACTTTGAAGCTTGAACCGTCCACGCTCCAGCCGTCTTTCTGCTCAAGATAAGGCACTTTCACGCCATCAAGGTAAGCGACCTCGACAGTGTCAAACAGCGCTGGGTTTGCAATCAGATAGTAGGCTGTGGCTGATGCCGCATCCAATCGAGCATCACTGATCACCTCAGCAATGTTTCGCACACTGTTGGGTCGTCGGCTGTTGTTCTGGCTGGCCGCAATCTCTGTCTCAGATTCAACAGTGATAATCGCTTGACCTCGTAACGCCTCTGGAACCACTAGATAAGCTGGAGTAATGCCCAAGGCAGTAGCGTTGCCATCGGTCTGCTTAGCCATCAATGCTCGCAACTCGTCAATGGTTCCAGTTGCCAATGCACCGGCTGAACCGAGGTTGTTATGACCTCCAGCGAACAGCGCTACACCGTCAGCCATCAGAGGATTGCCAGTTAACACAGCATAAGCCAAGTTGCCAATGGTTCGGCGTGCCGCCCTGCCCATGCTTAATGGGATTTTGGTAAAGGCGTTTAGGTCGTCGTTGATGATGGTTTGACGGGTAAGAGATACCAATTTGCCGTAAGTAGCCAACTGGATCACTTCTCCACGATCACCAACGGTGCCATATTTGTACTCACCGCCATCTGGAACAGCATCAAGCGCTGGAAACGTGTTAATACCTGCTCTTGTGGCTTCTCTGAAGTCAGTTAAAATACCGTCGCTAGTCCAGGCCTCAAAAGTTTCTGGCGCTTCGTCCCAGCCTTTCAACATGGTCTTATTCACAACATCTTTCAGGATGTTAGGAAAATCGCTTGAGGTGTGAGTAAATGCCGCACCGACCATTTCCATTTTATGCATGTTACGAGTGTTAACACCTGCCTTTTCAAGCGTATAACGCGCCATTTCAGCCATTGAAAATCCGCGAAACTCGTTACTCTCTTGGTCTTTAACCAATCCAGCACGGCCAAGCATGGCGGCTGTAAAGCCTTTGCGCCGCTTCTCGCTTTCGTCTTCTAAAACCTTAACAGGCTGGCCCAATGATTCGGTCTTTTTGGCTGAAAGCTTAGCTAGAAGCATTTGTTGCGCTTTGGCTTCGCTCACTTCCATATCATCAAGACATTGCGCCATAAGATCATCGTGTTGGCCCTGAAACGGCTGAAAAACCGCTTTCACAGCGTCGCGCCTTGAGGCTTCGGCCTTCAATGCGGCCTTGGCTGCCTCTTGTTGCTTGGCCTTGATATCGACCTGCGCAACTGCTTCATTTTTGCCGGAATTTTCCGGCGCTTTTTGCTGCTCTGCTTTAGTAGGCATTGCGTGCACCTCTTTACTGTTGCCGTCATCCGGCTGGTTAATGGAACCTTTATCTAAAATAGCTTTTACTTTGTCGGGTAAGTTCGCTTTTTTCAGATTATCTCTATCGATTTGCTTAAGGCTTGCGGCCATGTCGATCTCTTCAATTATCTCATCAACAAAACCGTGCTCTTTCGCTTCTTGAGCTGTAAACCAAGTTTCCTGACTCATTAAGTCGGCTATCTCTTCGCGGTCTTTCTGTGTTTTTCGCTCGTAGACATTAATCAAAGTTTCTTTTGCTTTGTCGAGCTGGTCGGCTGTTTTCCGCAGATCGTCAGCGCTGCCTTCTGTCCACGTCCATGGATCATGAATCATGTATAAAGCATTGTCAGCCATGTAAACTCGATCACCAGCTAAAGCGATGATTGAAGCCATCGAAGCGGCCAACCCTTCAATATAAACCTCAACCTCAGATTCATGGTTTTTCAGTGCGTTATAAATTGCTTGGCCACCGTAAACGCTACCACCTTCTGAATTAATGTGAACCCTGATAACGCCGCCACCAATGCCGCTGATACTATCAATCAACTCTTTTGGGTTTATGTCATCCCACACCGAGTTACCAATAAAACCATACAAATATAGGTCTGTGTCTTTTTTGCTGGCCTTGATATCGTAGTATTTACGTGGCATCGTCTTCAACCTCTGTTTGTGGCTCCTGGTAGTCATATTCAGCGTTGCTGGATAACACCAAGCCAAGTTCCTTCTCGCGTTTCCGCTCTCTCGATAGCTGTTGCTCTACTTCGATCGGGTTTTCATTGCGTGATCGAATTATGGCTGATCGCGTATTGTAGCCAGCTCTGTTATTACGCTCGTTAGCCTCAGATTCTTTTTTCGGGTCAATCCATGGCATTGCTGGCCCTTGATAATGCGCCTTTGTAAGCGTCGAGCGGTCTACGTCACCAGGTAAATTCAGCTTGTTTGTTAGCACAGCCATTCTGACAAAGCGCTCATAAATTGGACGCTTGAAACGGCTCGCAAACTGCTGTTGCAGTGTGGTGTAGTGTTCCCATTGCTCAACTAGCTCTTGTCGCTGAGCTGAATAACTGCCGTTATAGTCTTTTGAAGCGCTTGAATAGCTGATCTTTGTTCCTGCCGCGAACGCTTTCACCATGGCATTCCTGAATGGCTCCAAAAGCGTTGACGGGCGGTTGCTCTGAATGCTTCCAACCTCTTCGCCTTCTCGCAGTCTATCAAAAATGATACCGGGTTTTACTTTAAAGCTGCGCTCTTCATATTCGTCGGTATCATCTTCCGGGATGTAAGCATCTGGATTGCCTTTTTTGATGTAAAACGCTGCCGCTGCGCTAATTCTTGCCGCTACTCGCTCTGATTCTTCATAGTCTTTCAAATCTTCTAGCCTGGTTATAACGGCATGAAGCAGGCTTATTCCTCGAGTTTGACCAATACGCTTGACCATTTTTAAGTGTATTAGATCATCGCCATCAATGGGCTTTAAATCTTCGATAGCTGGCAAACGAAAGCTGTAATCATTGGGATGGCCTTTATAAACCCAGTAGCGGATAGCTCTATTCCACTCGTTTTTCTCTACGCCTTGAAATAGCCTAATCTGTGTATTTTCATAATTGACCGGCACAAAATCGGGTTCCATTAGCTCGATATAAAACGGCATGTCAGCATTGGGGATTAAGCCGCGCTTGTTACCTTCAATGATCTGAGCGAACACCTCACCATCGCGTAACCATGTTCTAGCCGCTAACTGCTCGCACAATGCGCCGCTATACTCGCGTGTCACCTCTGGCATTTTCCACCACTCATTGAACAACTCGTTTAATTGGCTGTTAACATCGTCGTGAAGATCACCGTCAAGGGTTTTGACCATAGGTTCAACCATTATCCCCTTAGGCCCAACGGTTCGAGCAACTAACGTGTCTAGGGCGCCGGTCACAATGTCGTAGTTCTCGTCCAGGAAGCGTGCTTGTGCTCTCAGTGACTCCAGCGACTCATTGGCTACTAAATCAGGCCCACGGCTTTCGCCCATCATTTTTCGGTTTCTGCGCGGCTTGGCGGCTTCATACGCGCCTAACATCTGCCGCGCTTTTGCGCGTTGCAAGGCAAAAGAGGGGGATATCTTGTTGATAACCCTCTCTATCTGGTCGATTGTGCTTTCAATTCTTTCTAGCAAAATGTAGACACCGAGTAATTAGGATTTCCACCACGATTTTTAATAGTGAGATTAACTAGCCGTTGCTCCCACTCTGAACGAGCGTTACGAATTTCAGTTAAATTTGCCCTAGTGAGTGACCTGTTACCAATTGAGTACGATTGACCTGTCAAAATGGCCTTTTCGGCTTCAACATATAGATCAATCATCTCTTGAATTTGCGCTGTGTTCATATCCAGTCGTCACCATCGTCATAACGCGGTTTTCTTCTACTTTTCCGCAGTTTAACAGGTTTTTTATTAATAGGCTTGCTTTTTTGCTTATTTTCTGCCTTGGCTGGCTTTTCCGTTGCGTTTTCTTCAATCTGGATGTTAGCCAAGTGCTTTTTAGGCAATTTGATGCCGAAATGTTGCTGTAATGCCCTTACCGCTGCCAGATTATAGACTGACGTGTCGAATGGTTCGTTTCTTCTGCCGTTGTTTTCCCAAACATATTGGCGCTTGCCGCCCAGCACTTTGAGCCTTCTGCGCTCGTTTGTTAGGTGTATAAAATAGTTTTCGTCGAAATCGTCCGAAATAGGGTAATGCATATAACCTTCGCCGGGCTCCATTTGCTTTAAACGGTCTGCAATGATCTCCTTTGCCGTGTCGGTTCCCACCATAACCAAATAGACTGACTTGTCGTTACGCTTTCTAGGCCATGAAATAACAGGTTTACCCATGACGTTATAGCCTTTTATTGGCACATAACGCCTAACACCGTTTTTACGGCTGAATTTGTATACTTCGTCTGTGTAATGGCCTCCAGAATCGATAAAACAGATTCTAAAAGAAAGCTCAAGGCCAGATGGCGTTATAAACTTGCGCTCCACACGCTTTTTCAATACGTCCCAAATCTCAGAGCGCGACAAGTCACCGTATAAGCGCTCATAGCTCAATCTATAACTTTCCTCACCCTCAACCCATAACACGTGTTCTATCTCAAATCTGTCATCTTGAGTGTCGACGGCACAAGTGATTATGCCGCTGTCTAATGGGCATTGTGCCGGGTAATGCTCGCGCCTTGCGTATATGTTTTGATGCTCTATTTTTTCGGCTTCGTCCTCTTCCCAAACTTCGCCCAGTGTGGTGTTAACGAAGGTCTTTAGCTTTGAGCGGTCTTTTTTACACTTTTGAAAATCGCTAACTATCTTTGACCACGTCGAAAACAGGCTGTAGGCGCTCCATATGTGGAAACTTATGCTCTCTGGCGCGTCTATTTTTTCTCCGTCCACGTTGTAATAACTGATTCCGTCGGTGGTATTGATTCCGGTTTCTTCGCATCGCCATACGCCCTCTAGTTGCATAGATTCCAGTGAATTGTTATCTATCTGCGTACTGCAATGCTCACAAACATAATGCGCTGTCTTTGGGTCGTCGTCTTCCCATTTAATGCCATATTCAACGTCTTTACCGCCCCATTTTAAGACCTGTTCTTGTTCGCAGTTTGGGCAAGGTAAGTGGAATTTTAGAAGATGTTTTGACTCTTCCGCAGCCTTTGTTATCTGGCAATTACCAGCATCTTTTGGCGTTGATCCCCGGATAGACTTAGGGAAAGCTGAACCTTCGAGGCGCTTATCACCCAGAAAGGTAGGGGAACCCTCTTTTTCTATGTCATCGTCAAAAGCGGCCAGCTCATCGTAATACACGCAATCTGCTGATTTCTCGCGGTAATTCTTAGCGCTCTTGCCACCAAACACCCAAAGCTGTTTGCCATTGTTAAATTTCTTTGTATCAAGCGTTGAATCTCTGTGTTTTGATCCGCACCAAGGCGCTAACTTCTTAACAACTGGAACGTCTCTAATCATCGTCTCAACGTGCGATTTCATGAAGTTAGCGGCCTGGGCATCAACAGGCTGGTATAATATCTGGTTTCGCTTTTTGTGCTCTAAGAAATAGCCCACCGCTGCGCGGATCATCTGTGTATAACCAACACGCGCGGATTTTATGAAGTTTACCTGCTCTATGTCTGGATGGCCGATGGCGTTCATTATGGCCAGTTGAAAGGGAAGGGTTTCCCATCGCCCCTCAATGTAACTTGATTCGCTGGAAAGGTAGAAATTGTTTTCAGCCCATTCGGAAAGGGTTTGAGGCTCTGGACGTGCGAAGATTGCTAGGCCGTCTTGATATGCCTTTTTAATCTGTTTTAAACGTCTCTTGTCTATCGTCGTAGTCATCCAGAACTCTATCTATTACGTCTGTTGATTCAGCTATGTTATTCATGGCTTTTACAATGTGCCAGCGTATGAGCTCAACGAGCTCGCTGTCTATTTTTGGGTACTTGCGTTTTATCTTTTGTGGGATGGTGTCGAGATATCCGGCACATTCGCCGCTAACCTCTGCGAGAATTTCAGTGATTAAATGGATTGGCACCAACTTACCTTCGCTTACTGCGTTTTTAATTTCGAGCTGGTGCGCTCTGGCCTTGGTTAATCGAAGGGTTTGATAGTCGAGGCTGTTTTCTTCGTTGTGTGTTTCTTCGTATTGTTTTTCGAGCTTTTCTTTTTGTCTTCGTAGTCTGTTGTCGAGAACTGATCGGCAATTAAAATATTGAGTGCTTCCAACTATTTCAACGGGTGATATTCCCCAGGCATCGATTGTGCTCGTTGATACTTCCAAGCTTTTTGACATTTGTGAACGGTTTAGAAGGCCATTAACTTGACATATCTTATGTCGCTTCTCTTGCTCCGTCTTGCTTAACCTCGCCAATAGCTTACCCTTCGTGGAACCTTATAAGATCATTTTGTAAACAGAAAAAAGCTGCGTGCATTCACACC